CCCACTACGAGGAGCGCGCACGGCAGGGCGGCATCGCTGACGGCTGGCGCTGGCTACGCGGCAACGGCGTCCTCTCGCTCGTAGCGCGCGCCCGGGAGATTTGGTAGTGGCGACGGCGATGAAGGTGACGGTCGAGACTCGCGTCAACGGCGACCTGATGATCACAGGGTCGTTCGAGTTCTTCATCGACAAGCCCGAGGACGCACGCGACGTTGGCCGCGATGGCGCCGAGGCGTTCAAGGCGTTCACTGAAGGCTACGTGGAGGGCTCGTCGTGAAGCTCACCGTCCATATGCCCGTCGCAACGGACGAGCGCGTCTACACGCTGACGATCAGCGGTGGCGACTTGGCGCGCGTGAAGCTCTCCGGCTACGACCGTCGAGTGCTCGCGGACTGCAACGGAGCGGAGGCGACGATCTCGGATCGGCTTCTCGGTCTCGAACTGCTGGCGCGACGGATCGAGGAGACGCCGTGAGGTACTACCACGCCGTCACGGACACGCAGTACGCACGCCGGATGATCGCTGCGGTGCGGCCGCGCAACATGCTCGCCTCCTGGGCCTACCTGCGGATCAAACGGGACCGCGGCGTCGGATTCATCGCCCACTGTCGCGAGCACGGCGTCCAGTCCGTGTTCCTCGACTGCGGCGCGTACACGGCGCACATGATGGGCGGCGAGATCCTGCTCGAGGACTACTACATGGGCCTCGACCTCCTGCAGCCGGACGTCTATGTGGCGCTCGACAAGATCGGCGACCCCGAGAAATCGCGGCAGAACCTCGCCAAGATGCTCGACGCGGGCTACCGCCCCGTCCCGGTGTTCACGAAGGGCGCTCCCTGGCCCGAGCTCCGCGAGCTCATGCAGGAGTTCGGCTACGTCGCCGTCGGCGGCTTCGCGGGCAGCGGCGCGGGCAAGCGTGAGATGCAGCAGCAGCTCGCATCGGTCTTCAAGACGGTCGGGCAGGTGTGCGACATCTCGAAGGGCGAGGGCAAGATCCACGGCTTCGGGATCTCGACACCCGAGACGATGCTGAAGTTTCCGTTCTTCTCCACCGACTCGTCGGGTGCGGTGCAAACGGCCCGCTACGGGCAGGTCGTTGAGACGAAGATCGACGGGGCGCTCCGGCAGTGTCACGTCAACAAGCAGCGCGACTCGATGTGGGATCACCCGCATCTTGCGGGCGCGGGCGCGGGCGGCGGGCTGGCCTTCCAGGTGCGCCTGAATGCGAACGCCGAGCAGTACGAGCAGCTCGGCTTGCACGTCACAAAGGTCTGGAAGGCGCGGGGGCTCGTGTGGGGCGACGACGGCACAGAGGTACTCGCATGATCCCAGCACAAGCACCCGAGCGCGCGCCTGACGAGGTTCCGTTCGTCACGCCGCCCGAGTCGACGAAGAAGGTCAGCGCGGTAGGTGGCGCAGACATGGAGCGCCTCCGGGCGATCCAGAGCGACGAGCGATACCAGGCGACCCTTCGCAAGGCGGAGCAGTCGGTCAACCGGAAGGCGCGGCGCAAGAACGGGCTGAATGACGCAGCGAAGTTCGGGCACGGCTCGATGGCCGTACCCAAGACGAGGAAGGCGCCGGTGACACGGCGCGGTGATAGATGACTCGCTCGTCTTTCCGGTCATGATCGGGGATCGCCTCGTGAACATCCGGCCGATGGCTGCGGGCAAGAGCAGCTACGCACCCGATCCGAAACCGGCGAAGCGGATCGTCGAAAAGAAGGGCTACGGCGGCGGGCGCGCGAAGGTCATCGCCGAAGGCCGCTGCCGAATCCCGTGGTGCAAGGAGCGGTTCCCCTGGGCGAACCTCGACCCGCACCACCTCGTGCAGAAGTCGCTCGGCGGCGACGACGTCGCTATGAACATCATCCCGCTCTGCCGGATCCACCACGACGAGCTCAAGCACCCGAAGCGGGCGCGCGCGGTGCGCATCGCGATCCGCAGCACCCTCACCAAGACCGAGGAGCTCTACATCCGCGGCAAGAAGAGCCGCGAGTGGCTCGAGCGTCACTACCCGACTGACAAGCCGAAGGTGGCTGATTGAGGATCGCCTGCTCGTGGCTGCCGGACTCGCCGGTCGCGTACCTCTCGCCAATGGAGGAGCGACTGGCGAAGGCGCTACCGCCACGCGAGGCAGTCGTACTCCTCGAGCTCAAGGCGTGCTTTCCGGGGTGCAAGTTCGTAGGAGACGACGGGGGATCGGGGTCGACACAGGAGTCTCTATGGCGCGCAGCAAGCACTTCCGAAACGGTTTCGTCTACGCACCCACGGGAGCGATTCTAGCCACGCGCATCGGGCCACGCTGCGAGTGCGGCGAACCGTGGGCTCCGATCTGCACGAAGCGCGGATGCCCCGGCCGCGAGGTGCCGATGAAGATGATCCGCCACGAGCGCGGCTACGACGACAACCGGCGCGCCGGGTTCGCCGGCGAGAGGGCGCGATGAGACTGCGGGCCCCACACACGCTGTTCGGCTCACAGGTTGCGGCGGCGGCGGCGCGACACCGACGCGACGCTGAGATCGTGCGGCTCAGAGGGCTCGGCATCTCGCGCGCGGCCTGCGAGCACGCCGTCGACGAAAAACTGTTCTGCCACCCTTCGCACACCGGTACGTTCGATGCAGAGCACGACGGCACGGAGGCGAAGTGAGCGAGGCGCGCGAAATCAAGGTCGGTCTGATCGACCCGAATCCCTGGAATGCAGAGAAGCCCTTGCGCAAAGCAGGTGGCGTCGTAATGCTTGGGTTGCCTACGTTGGCAACACAAGGAGGAGACATGGTTTCGGACATCGAGTTGGGATGGCTCGCGGGGACGCTTGACGGCGAGGGGTCGATAGGAATCGCGCGTCGGCATACCAAGGGCGCGGGGCGCTTGCAGGCAGCGGTGCAAATGAGTACCACATGCGAAACGACGATTGAGCGCGTCACCGACATCATGGGACGACTCGGTAGCCGTAGCCGCACCTACGGCTACCAGGAGAAGCGACCCGAGCGGCACCGCAACTGCTGGAACCTGCGCTGCACGCGCATCGTCGACATCTACGTGGTGTCGCTAGCCATGCACCCGATCTCCGTCACGAAGCGCGAACAGTGGGCGCGAATGATCGAGTTCTGCGCGAGTCGACTCGACGGAGTAGACGTTGACGAGCGTGGGCGGATCGTCCGAGGGGGGCCGAAGCAACGGCAGTACAACGAGCGCGAGTTTGAGATTTGCGCGGAGCTTTCGCTTCTCAACCGGAGAGGCCCGAGATGAGCGAAGCCGTCGAAATCGCGGTCGACCTCATTGACCCCAATTTTTGGAATCCGAATCAAGTTCCGGAGCCGGTGATGGCCGCCCTCCGCGAGAACATGCGCCGCGTCGGCTTCGTGCAGCCGATCCTCGTCCGACCGCACCCGGACGCTCCTGGCCGCTTCCAGATCGTCGACGGCGAGCACCGCTGGATAGTCGCGCGCGACGAGGGAGCCAAGACGGTCACCGCCTACGTGCGCGACATGAGCGACGCGGAGGCGAAGGCGCAGACGCTCGCGATGAACAAGCTGCGCGGAGAGATGGCGCCGGAGCAGGTCGCGCGCCTCGTCCGCCAGATGGACATGAGCGCCGAAGAAGTGGCCCTACTAACGGGCTACAACGTGGTCGAGCTCCGTGCGCTCGACCGGCTCCTCGATGAGCGCCTCGGGGACGCGATGGTAAAGCACGGTGGTAGCGGGGACGAGCCCGAGGAGGGGGATGCGCAGCCGAAGTTCGTGCGCCTGGCCTGGCGGGTGCCCGACAGCGTGGCGCGCGTCTTCCTCTCCGAGCTCACGCTGCGCAAGGACATGATGGGCCAAGGCACCGAGGATTGGGAGGCGATCCGCGAGGTCGCGCTCCGCTCCGCGATGGTGCCCACAGCCGAGCTCGAGCGGGACGCGGCATGATCCCCGTCGAGCAGACGATCCTCGGCGGTGACTCGCTCTGCGCCGGCGAGCGCGGTGACTGCCTGAGAGCGTGCGTCGCGTCGGTGTTCGAGCTTCCGATCGGCGAGGTGCCGCACTTCGTTGCGCAGGAGGACTGGTGGGGCGCTCTGAACGGATGGGTCGAGGCCCGCGGCTTCAGGCTCGGCAGCGCCTTCCACACCTTCGAGGATGACGACCCGACGAGTCTGTACGCGCACCCGTCCGAAGGCATCTACTGGATTGCGACCGTCAAGTCCCCGCGCCTCGTGCGCGAGGACGGCGAGCCCGGACTTCATTGCATCGTGATGTGCGGCGGCCGGGTTGCGTGGGATCCTCACCCGCAGCGCAAGCTGGGGCATCTCGGCTTCTCTGGATTTGGATACAACTTCACGGCGCCCGATCCTGCGCGCCTGTCGCTAAGAGACGCGGCATGACCGACATCACCTTCGAGGGCCACTCGGTGAGGGCGGGCTTCAGCGCCGGCCCGCGCCCGGTGATCGTCACGGTCGACGGCGTGGTGTTCCACGCACACGAGATCCGTCTGACCGGAGGCGAGGTCACCTTCGGCCCGAGCGAGTACGGAGGCCCGACCCTCCGCTCCTCTGCCCCGTCAAAGGCGACCCTCTACGACGCTGTGGCGGTTACCTGATGGACGTCCACGCCGTGCAGCAGATCAGGCTCGATCGGATCGAGCCGAACACCTGGAATCCGAACGAGATGGACGAGCGGATGCAGCGCCAGCTTGCGGAGAACGTCAGGCGCTTCGGATTCAACCAATCGCTCCTCGTGCGCCCGCACCCGCGCAAGGGTGAGGGCTGGTACGAGATTGTCGACGGAGAGCACCGCTGGCAGACGGCGCGGCTGACCGGCGAGAGCGAGACGATCGACGCGGTGATCGTGGTGATGGACGACGACTTGGCGATGGCCGAGACGCTCGCGATGAACAAGATCCACGGCGAGATGGCCCCGGCCGACGTCGCCGTGATCCTGCGCGACATTCAGGGGGAGATCCCCTACGGCGAGCTCGAGACGTTCACCGGCTACACCGGCGGCGAGCTCGAGAAGCTCGACAACCTCCTCGCCTTCGATTGGGACGACCTGAAGAAGGTCACCGCCGACGAGGAGTGGCACACGCTCGGCTGGAAGATGCCCGCCGAAGCCGCCGAGGTCGTGATGGCCGAGATCGAACGGATCAAGCAGATCCTCGGCACCGAGTACGACCACCTCGCCCTCGAGGTCATGTCGCTCTCAAGCGCCCAGCTGGTGAAGTGATGGAGGACTTCGACGCGATCGTCGACGGGCAGTTCGACGGCGACGAGTCGAACGCCTGGGTCGGCGCGTGGCTCGACGGTGAGTACGCAAGCGCACTCAAGACGGGGCTGGTGTTCCGCATCGTAGGCATCCCATTCCACCCGGCTACCTACCTGCTCTGCCGTCTGATCAACGACACGGGCAGGGTGCAGCAGCGCCTCGGGCCGGTGGAGGGTTTCGACCCGATCGTGTTCTGGGCCGGCGTGGTGCAGAGCGAAGCGTTCAACGAGACGTGCATCAATCTCGTGAAGGACGGCGAGAGCTAGCCATGGCGGCCGCGTGGGACTACGAGGTCGGATTCCAGTACTGGTTCAACGCGGGCCGTAAACGCACCTGGCAGGAGGTTGGCGACCAGTTCGGGATGCACAAGAACACGGTGCGCAAGCGTGCGGAGCGCGACGACTGGAAGGGCCGCGCGGAGAAGCTGACGGTCGAGGTCCAGGTGCGCACCGACCGTGAGGTTGCGAAGAGGGCGGCGACGAACAACGCGGAGCTCGTGCAGGTCGCCGACGCGATCCTCGGCACCTTCGCGCGCCGTCTTCTGCCGGTGATTCCCGACCCGAATAACCCTGGCGCGATGATCCCGAACCCTGACCGCCTGAAGCCGGGCGACGTGAGCGTCCGCGAGGCGATCGAGATAGGCAAGTTCAAGCTGCTCCTGACGGGCCAGGCGACGTCGCGCTCAGGCAACGAACCGCCGGAGGAGCGGGCGACGCTCGAGGACATCGAGGCGGAGCTTGCGCTGCTCGACGGTGAGGCGCTCACCGCGGAGGCGGACGCGCACGACACGGCCGCGCTGCGGCAGGGCCCGATGCTCGCGCTACCTCCGGGCGAATGAGCGCCGAGGCAGACAAGCGGATTGACCTCGCGCGCCGTCGCGCACAGCTGCGCCGTGAGCGCGACAGAGCGATCGTGCAGTCCCGCAACGCGCACCTGCACCCGGAGTTCGGCATCGCCTTCATGCGGCGCTACCTCCCGCACTACATGAAGGACGACGTGACCGGCCACGCGATCCCACCGGCCGAGTGGCACGGCGAGTTCTTCCAGACCACGTTCGGCGCTCTCGGCACGGGGCAGGCGCACGCGCACCTCGCGCCTCGCGGCTTCGCCAAGTCGACGATCGGCGGCGTTGGCGTCTCGCTCGCCTCGCTCGGCCTGCAGCTGAAGAACTACATCTGGCTCATCCAGGACACGCAGCAGCAGGCGAAGCTGCAGATGGAAGCCGTGCTCTCCGAGACAGAGGACAACGAGCTCATCAAGCGCGACTTCCCGCACCTCGTACCGAAGCTCGGCAAGCACAACCGACCCGTGGCGAACAGAGATGACGACGTGGTGTTCGCCTCCGGGCAGCGCATCCAGGCGCTCGGCTCGGGCCAGAAGGTTCGTGGCCGTCGTAACCGTCAGCACCGTCCCGACCTGTGCATCGCCGACGACCTCGAGAACGACGAGCTCGTGATGACGAAGTACCAGCGTGACAAGCTCGAGTCCTGGTTCTTCTCGGCCGTGCTCCCGGCGATGGCGAAGAACGCCGACGTCGTCTACCTCGGCACCCTGCTCCACCACGACGCGCTGCTCGCCCGCATCCGCGCCAAGGCAGAGAAGGGCGAGGGCTGGCACTTCCACACGTACTACGCGATGCACACCTGGGGAGACTTCTCGACCTCGACGTGGCCGGAGTTTTGGGACGCGGCGCGGTTCGAGGAGGCGAGGCACCGGATGGGCCTGTCGGCGTTCGCCCGCGAGTACGGCCACCAGGTGATCGATGAGGAGCAGAAGCTCTTTCCGAAGAAGTACTACCGCTACGAGCAGGCCCCGAGCGGCGAGGGGGTGCGCACCCGGATCGCGGTCGACCCGGCCGCCTCGGAGAAGGACATCAACGACTACAGCGCGATCGCCGTCGTCTCGAAGCGGCGCGGGCAGCCGAAGATTTGGGTGCAGGACGTCTGGATGGGCCACGTGCGGATGAAGCGGCTCGTCCAGGTGATCGTCTCGCTGCACGCGCAGTACGGCGGCGTCGTCATCGCGGAGACGGTGCAGGCGCAGGAGTGGCTCAAGCAGGAGCTACAGGACTACGGTATCCCCGTCCGCGGCATCAAACCGACGAAGGACAAGTACACGCGCGCCGAAGGCCCGGCGATTCAGTACGAGAACGGCCTCGTCTACCACTCGCTGCACCTGAAGGACACGGAGTTCGAGGACCTGCTCGATCAGTTCCCGCACGGTGCACACGACGACCCCGTGGACGCCGTCGTCTACGGAATCAGCGAGCTTGGCGGCGAGTCGGCCGCCGGCGCCCTCCCGCTGACGCAGCACGAGCAGCCGGCGAAGCTGAAAGCCGTGCGCGACCCGCGCGGGGCGCCCGTCCTCGCCGCCACCGACGAGATCTACCACCCCGGCTTCATGTGGCGCGACGAGCTTCAGTCGATCGACCAGGGCAAGCCGATCCAGACGACGCCGATCGCCTGGTGGGACAAGGGGCTGCGCGCTGCGGTCATCGAGTTTGCCTTCAAGTGCCGCCACGACGGCGACGAGGTGACGGCGACGATTGCGGCGCTCGAGGTGCATCGCCTCGACACGATCTTCTCCCGAGAGAAATCCCCCGCGCTGGCTGTCGTGGCCGGAAACTAGGAGGCAGGGATGGCCACCGAGCGTCAGAGAAAAACCGCGGAGAGGCGGCGCCGGAACACCGGCGCGTCTCCTGGCGGCAGCACGCTCATCGCGGTCGACGAGGTGGCATCTCCGGCGGCCGAACCCCTCGGGCGCGTCACGCTGGAGAAGTCGGTCGACGGAAGCTCTGCGCAGGACGTGTATGCGGGCGAGGACGCTTGGTCGCCCATCTACGAGCTCGGCAACGCAATCGCACCGGTGCTCCCGCTGTCCCAGCTGCTCCTGCTCTCCGAGCAGAACCCGATCCACTCGGCCTGTTGCGAGGCAGTCGCCGCCGACTCGGTCGGGAAGGGCTGGAAGCTCAGCATCCGTCGCGGAGTCGCTGCAACGGACGTCAACGAGGAGACGGAGCGCGAGCAGACCGAAATGACCTTCGACTGGCTGGAGTCGATCACGCCGGCGGAGACATTCCAGGAGATCCTCGATCACGTCGCCTGGGAGTACCGGACGACGGGCTGGTCGCTGATCGAGGTTGCGCGCGAGGGCGGCAATCCGGCCGGCAACATCGCCTCGATCTTCCCGATGGCGTCGCACACGATGAGGGCGACGAAGAACAAGGATGTGTTCGTGCAGCAGCGCGGCCTGCACTCGGTGTTCTACGCGCGCTTCGGCTGCGGCTACCAGGTCAATGCGAAGACCGGCAAGAAGGACGGTGTCGATGGCACGAACGTCGCCAACGAGGTCATCGTCCTCAAGCGGTTCACGCCGCGCAGCCCGAGCTACGGCCTGCCGCGCTGGGTGTCGGCGATCCCGACGATCGCGGAGCTCACCGCGATCCGCGAGTACAACGTCTCCTGGTTCGCCTCGGGCGGCCAGATGGATCGCCACTTCCATGTGACGGCTGAGGACGCCGAAGCGGCGAAGACCGTCAGCGAGGCGCTGAAGAAGCAGGCCGAGGAAGCGCGAGGTCGCGGCCACACGACGCTCAACACCTACGGCACCTCGGACGTCGAGGTCGCCGTCGAGATGCTCACGGCGAAGGAGGGAGCGCGCGACGGGCAGTTCGGAAACCGGCGCGACGATCTCGCCAAGGAAGTCCTGATGGCCCACTCGGTGCCGCCGTACCGCATCGGCTGGGCGGAGATCGGCGCGCTGGGCGGGAGCGCGGCGAAGGAGATGCTGCGCGCGTACCGCTCCGGAGCAATCGACCCGACGCAGGAGTTGATCGAGGCGCGACTCAAGCGCAGTCTGTTCAACTCGAAGCTCGGTGGCCTCGAGCTTGGCCTGTTCGTGTTCACCCTCGTCGACATTGATTGGGAGCAGCTCGAGCAGGACATCAAGCTCGTAGCGATGGCGGTCGACAAGGGCGTCATCACCCCGAACGAGGGTCGCGCGCACCTTGGCTGGGAGCAGAGCGACGACGACGCCGCCGACAAGCTCTACTACATGGGCGTCCCCCTCGACACCCTCCCCGCAGCGGGCACTCAGGGCACGGGCGTCGACGGAACGGACGACCGCCAGATGCAGCAGGCCACGGACGAGCTCCGCAAAGCCTTCGTCGAGGTGGTGCGAGTGCGGAAGCAGCGTGTAGACGCTGAGGCGCTGTCCGAGGCTGAGGACGAGCGAGAGCGGCAACTACGGGAGGTGGCGTGATGTGTGAGCTTGGAAAGATCCGAAGGTCATGGGAGGTCGAGCAGGTCGGCGCCCTCAAGGTCGTGTTCGTCGGGTCGGCGATGCGCGTCGAGTACGCGCCGTGCGCGACGGCGAGCGCGAGCATCCCGGCGCAGGCGCCGACGCCCTACCTCGTTCCCGCGTAGGGGCGACGGTGGACGGTCGCCTACTCTCGATCGAACCGTCGGTCGGCTGGCGCGTCTGGGTCTGCGAGCTTCAGAACGGATCGCCGAAACTCGCCTCGATCTTCTACCCCGAGTACTGGAACTACGAGGTGCGCGCCCACGCGCGCTGCGGCGGCGGTCTCGTGCGCGAAGCGGAGCATCCCTCGCCGGATCCCGGTTGCGAGTGCGGCATCTGGGCAACCCACGAACTCGAGCACGCCCTCACGTACGCACCGAAGTGGCTGGGTAGTCCGAGCCTGATCCGCCGGCACACCACGTTCATCGTCGGGCGCGTGGAGCTCACCGGCCGCGTCGACGAGTACGAGCTCGGCTACCGCGGCGAGTACGCCTACCCGCTCGAACTATTCGTGCCGGAGTGCTTCGAGGTCGTGGACATCGCCCGCGAGCACGTCATCGGCGCGGCTGAGGCGGCGCGCAGGCTTGGCGACCTGTACGAGATCCCGGCCCGCGTCGGCAGCACGACCCCTCTCCTGGTGGCGGCATGATCCAGCCGGTCCCGGTCGGGTGGTGGCAGCAGTCGATCGTGCACGAGGCGCTGTGGGCGATCGAGCAGATTCGGATCGAGAAGCAGGTCTCGAAGCCGGAGCGCAAACCGCTGAAGGCTGCAACCAGGCGGATCCAGACGGCCCTGACGGCGCCGGTGATCGCGTTCGATTGGGCGAAGTGGGCGGTCGCTACTGCGGATGTCCCCATATATAAGGACACGTCCTTTTCAGACGGGCCTCCGGTGCCGCTGCAGATTCAGTACGAGTGGCAGAACCGGCTCCCCGGCGTCGTCGCTTCGATCTGGGCGGGGGCGGGCAAGCTGCGCACGAAGCAGCTCGGGCTGCCGTTCCCGAAGGAGGCGATGGATCAGGCGCTCGCGCTGACCTTCCAGGAGGTCGCCGGGATCTCCGAGACGATGGTGGCGATCCTGCAGCGCGCGATGGCGATCGCGCTCGAGAACCAGGTGGAGCAGTTCGAGTTCGCCCGCAACATCCGCCGCGAGTGGCGCGCGTTCGCCGGCGCGCGCGCAAACCTGATCGCCGTCACCGAGTGGAACCGTGCGGCGAGTGCTGCGACCTACTTCAGCTACAAGGCGCAGGGAGTCGAGACGCTGATGTGGTTCACCGTCGGCGACGAGCGCGTCTGCTCGACCTGCGAGGACAACGCGGGCGAGGGCGAGGTGCCGATCAACCAGGGCTTCTCCTCGGGCGACCTGTACCCCCCGGCGCACCCAGGGTGCCGCTGCAACGTCGCTGGCGGCTACGGCACGACGACGTGAAGAAAATCTCCCGCTCGCGGCATCCGGCGCGCGAGACTAGATCAACAGGCGATGGAGGCGGCATCATGAATCGGGCACGCGACTGGCTACTCGGCATCCGCAAGGACGTCGCAGCCGACGAAGGCGTTGGCGTGGCGGAGGCCACAGCCGCCGCCGTCACCGCGTACAAAGCGGCGCTGAACGAGGCGGGCGTCGACGCGAACGTCAACTTCTCCCTCTCGGTGGTGGGCGACTCGGACGGAGACGCCGACGCCGACGAGGCAGTCCTGTTCCTGATCTACGACTGCTACGCGGATTGGTACGTCCTCTCGCGCGGCGGCACCGCAGAGGTGGTCGCCTACTACTCGTACAACTACAACGCCGTCTGCTGCGAGGCGAGCCTCGGCGACACCGTCGACCTCGACCTGCTGAAGAACGCGGAGACGCGCGAGGCGCGCAGCGAGATCCTCAAGGGCTCCACGCGCCGCAAGAAGGCGCGCGAGGTCTACAAGGTCCTGAAGTCGTCGTCCGACGACCTGCGCTACACGCTGGGCGTCGCGTATCCGGCGGGCGAACTCGACAAGCATGGCGACTACGCGACCGCCGACGAGCTCGAGGGCGCGGCCTGGGCTTTCATGGCATCCGGCCAGATCGCCAAGGCGGCACCCGGCGTCGACCACGCAGTCGGCAGCGCCGGAGCGGGCGAAGTCGTCGAGAGCTACATCTACCGCGGCCCGGATTGGGAGATCGGCGATCAGGTCGTGAAGTGCGGCGACTGGATGCTCGGTGTCGTGTGGGACGACGACACCTGGACGTCGATCAAGAAGGGCGAGCGCAACGGCTACTCGATGCAGGGGACCGGAAAACGCAGGCCGGTCGTCGACGAGGAGATCGCGGCGTGACCACCCCGCTCGTGAAGTTGAGCGAGACGGAACCCGTCGAGTTCCGCTGTCCGGAGTGTTCCCGTCTGATCTGCAAGGCGCGCGCGATCGGCGAGGTCGAGATCGAGACGAAGTGCCCGCGCTGCTCCACCATCTCGTCGGCGTTGCTGCCGTCGATCACAACCTCGACCGCGTAGCGTTATGCCGGACGACGCCGTCAGTCTCGATGACTGGCGCGCCTCTGACCTCATAGGCGGCGACCCTGACTGTTGGGACGGCCTGGACCCCGGGGTGCGCTTCTGCGGCAACGACGTGAGCGCCGCCATCGTCTTCGGCTTCGCGGAGGGTGCAAGCGACGTGCTCGAAAGAAAGTTCCACACGTGACCCTGGCACCTGCATCGTAGGTGTCAACAGGAACGCCTGAACGCCAGCGCGGCACGATGCCCCCCGAGCGTCTGAGCGCCGAGACGCACGGACGCACGGAGGCATCACCATGAGCAAGCTCGAGGACCTGGACGTCGACCGCGTAGACGCGGTGGGCGATCCGGCCACAGGTCGCAGGTTCCTGATCCTCAAGTCCGAGGACGGCAACGCTGCGGAGAAGTTCGAGCAGGTCAAGACGATCGTGAAGGACGCGGGCACGGCACTCGTCGCGCTCGCCAAGTCGGAGATCGAGCTTCCCCTGGAGCTCGCGGCGCAGTTCACCGCGATCGCCAAGTCGCTCGAGCTCGGTGACGAAGTCGTGTTCAAGTCGGCCCCCGTGGTCGTCGAGGACGCAGCGGCGGACACCGGCTTCAAGTTCAGCTCGGCCGAAGAGGCTTCGGCCCTGATCGTGAAGTCCGTCACGGACGCTCTCCCGGTGGCGCTGAGGGCGCTGCTCGACGGCGACCCGTCCGGGTTCGCTCGCGCAGCCGCTGCCTTCGACGAGTTGCGGATCCCGTTCTGGGCGGCGGTCTCGCGGCTCGAGTAGGCGGAGCTCGTCAATCCCTG